GCATTCTTTACAGCCACTTCAACAAATACAGGTACCGCTGCATTTGTTTTACAAGGTGTTGCTTTAGCAGATAACGGTGATTTAAATACTGCTTTTGGAACAGCTGTAGGACCAACAGCAAAAGCACATAGTGGTACATCAAATGATTTAGACGTTACAGCAGAAAGTGGAGCAGTTACAATCGCTGGTTCACCAAGCACAGATGAATATGTTTTCTTTCAAGTATCAAGAGACGTGTCAGCAGATTCATTAACTGCCGACGCAAGACTTCTTGGAATTAAACTATTCTTTACAACTGATGCGGCTAACGACGTATAAGGTTAAAGAATATGAAAAGAATAGAGCCAACACTTACTGCAGGTAAGAGCACTAAAAATATCAAAAGAAGAAAAGGCAAAACAGGTTTTGGAATAAACATATTAGGTTTCGGATCTGGTGGTGGTGCTGCAGTGTTTGAAGCTCATTATTTAATTATAGCTGGTGGTGGATCTGCTGGACACGCTTCAGGAGGAGGGGGAGCAGGAGGATACAGAACATCTTTTGGTTGTGGACCAGAGGCAGCTTGCACAGTTCAATTAAGTTATGAACCAGGTTGTTATACTATTGATGTGGGAGCAGGAGCAGCTGGAGGCCAAGGTCACGGTGCTAAAGGAAGTAATACTAATATATCTGGAACTGGAATTTGTTTTTCATCAACTGGCGGCGGAAATGCTGGAAATGATGGAGGATCCGGAGGAGGAACTGGTTTTCACGGTGGAGCAGCAGGATCAGGAAACGAAGGAGGCTATACCCCACCAGAAGGAAATGATGGTGGACCAGGAAGCCCCGGTCATGGTAAGCCCGGAGGGGGCGGTGGCGCAGGCGGCGTTGGACAACCTGGTGACGGAAATAACAAAGGTGGCGTAGGTTTAACAAGTAATATTACAGGCTCATGTGTAACTAGAGCTAGTGGAGGAAGCGGTGCTGATGCTAACAGTGGCACAAACCCTGCACCTGCTGGCGGCGGTGGAGCTGGAACAGGACCTGCTGGATCGACGGGCGGGTCTGGAAGTGCAAATACCGGAGGCG